AGAGCGCCCACGCGATGCGTCCCGGCGACGGGTAGCCGTCTTCGTTCGGACGGAAGCCTCGGCCCCGCTTGTCGATCTCGTGGCGGGCGAAGAAGGAAGCCATCCGGACCACGGTCGAGAATGAGAGGCGGCGCCGGTTGACGAGGTCGCGGGCCCGGGCGACGCCGACCTCCGTCCCGCCCCGTCCGAACTCGGCCCGCCAGTCGAGGCCGCGACGAGCTTCTTCGATCATCGCATCCGTCGGGGCGTAGGACTCTTGGCGGGCTTGACTGCGTTCCTTCGGGGCCTTCGGATGGTCGGCGTCGAGGAGATCGTTATCGCCCACGTACGCGGGGTTCTGGGGGCGTCCCGTGCGGGCGAGGTAGAGGAACGCGTTCACGCGGGCCATCGCCCACGCGCCGCGCGAGACGCCCGGGCGATGGGAGGTCGAGTAGGCGCCGGACCCGCGACGGTAGACGGATCGCAACGCTCCCGTCGTGACGCGGGTCCACGTCGGGCGCCCGGCTTCGCTCATCGCTTCGTTGTGGTCGGCGGCCTTTTTCCTGAGTGCCAGGTCTGTTGCCTCGGAGAGCTCGATCCCGCCCGTCTTGCCGGCGGCCGATCCTTCGGGGTTCTTCGCGCTCCCCGAGATCTGATCCTTCGCGGGGGCTGGGGCGTCGGCCCGATCTTCGCCGTCAGGGGCCCATCGGTTGCAGTAGTAGGCGCCGTCGACGAACTCGTCCCAGAGTGTGCAGTACGCGAGCAGCGCCCCGTCGAAGTTCTTCTGGATCCGCGACTCGTCGTAGTGGCGGCAGTTGCCGCAGGCCCGCCCCTCGGGCACGTCCTCGGAGAGCGCCGGACGGTAGTTGGTGGGGAGTGCCCGATACTCGTCGTCGGTGGCGGCATTCAGGGCGGCGAGCTGGGCGCGGGCGTCTCGACGGCTGGAGTGGCAGCCGACGACCTTCGTCGTGCCGTCCTTGACGACCGCATATCCCGAGCAGTCCGGATGATCGGTCTCGATATGCCAGGGCACGGCGGCTACCTGCGGATCTTGGCCAGCACCTCGTCGAGTGCCGCGAGGTTCGGCTTCTCGAGCGTCGTCCGCACCGTCTCGACGGCGGCTGCGTCACCATAGGCGCCGAACGTCACGAGAGAGACCTCGGCCAAGTGAGCCTTGATCCGCTCGACGATCCCGTCTTTGCGGCGCCGATCCTGTAGCGGCTGGAAGCCGACGGAGAGGTGGGTGAGTACGCCGTCGCGCACGAGTTCGAGCGCTTGATCGCCGGTATCGGTCTTGGAGACGCGGAACTCGCCGTAGAGGCCGCGGGCGTCTTCCCGTAGGAGTGTCGCCTTGCCGAGCGGGAGCGTCTTCTCGTTGTGGCCCTGGAGGAGTTTTACGCGGTGCGCGGCCCGGGTCACGGCGTCGAACGCGCCCTTCCGGAAGACCTCGACAAGGCTCGAGTGGATGCGCTGCTCCACGTCGTAGGGGACGCAGATCCCGCAGACCGTCCGGCCGTCGCCGTCTTTGCGGACCTCGAGGGCGGCGTCGTATTGGCGGGTCTCCATTATGCCTCCGAGGATAGTTCGGGCTGGTCGGGAACGGTGACGACCTCGTCCTCGGACGGTGGCACCTCGCCGAGCGTCTCGCGGTTCTCCAGTTCGCGCACCTCGTCCACGGTCAGGAAGCCGGAAGAGAGGGCGATCGCGTGGGCTTGGTACCGGCTCAGGGTGTCGCCTCGGAGTAGGGCGTCGAGTGTGAACTTGGCGTACTGGCCGCGGGGGATGAGGTCGGTGAGCGCCGACTCGATCCGCACGAGTAGCGGCGTGATCTGTTTCACGAACTCGATCGCCTCGGACTCGATGTTCGAGTAGGTGCGCGACGAGTTCGGGGCGCCCACGAGGTAGCCGGAGATCCCGAGGATGTTCGCCTGTTCGGAGAGCGAGAAGGCGCGACTCTCGACGAGTTGGGAGTCCTTCGCGTTGTCGGAGAGCTGCTGGAACTTCGTCGTCGCGTTCAGGACCGCCGGCTCGCGTGACGTGCCGCCGTAGTGGCGCATCCAAGCGGCCTTGATCATATCCGCTTCGTCCTGGGTGAGGTCCGCGTTCTCCGAGTAGATGATCCCGGTCGGTTGGGCGCCGCCCGTGAAGTAGCGGGCCGCGTACTCCTGCATAGCGAGCGCCGACCCGATGCCGTGCCGCTGGGCGGCGAGGATCCCGAGACCGACGATCGAACCGGGGAGGCCGAAGTTCTTGACGTGCAGGATCTCGGACGGGTCGTATTCGCGTTCGTCGATGCGGTACACGTTTCGCCCGTCGCGGCGGATCACGTTCACGCGTGGCGCCGCCACCGGGTAGAAGGCTTCTGGGTATCCGTTCGGCCCGGGTTGGCCGAGGATCGCGACATAGTTCCCGTGGACGATGAGGGACGCGACCATCGCCGAGATCGTCTCGATGCGCGTCTCCTGGGGGTTCGGGCGCTCGAGCAGCGGTGACGACGGGAGTTTTTGGTTGCCGCGGTAGGCGGCGATCGGTAGGGCGCCGATCGTGTTCGAGATCAGCGTGATACCGCGCCAGAGGCCGGGCACGGAGAGGACGGTCGTCTCGTCGACGATCTGCCCGGCGTAGACGGAGAGCGGCGAGTGGAGTAGTCGGCCGGCGGCGTCGACGTAGACCTGCGGCTGGTTGTACGGCGGAACGTAGGCTCGCTTCTTCAGTCCGAGCCGTTCGAGAAGTGCCATACCTTCCGATCCTAGTAGCGGGGAAGGCTAATACTAGAAGACCCTCGAGCGCGGCTTGCCGTCGGTGCTCCGGTGTTTCGAGTAGTGCCACGCGAGCGTCAGGGCGTAGAGGGGAGTCAGGTCGGCGTCGAGCACGTTTCGGGCCCATAGCCACGAGTTTCCGATGGCCTTCTTGCGGACCGCGGCCACCGATCGGTCGAGCCGTTCGTCGGTCTTCACCTTGACGGCCTTCTCGAGGATCGCATCGTAGAGCAGATTACACGCGGCGACCACGTCGGGGAGCTTGTAGCGGACGACCTCGATGCCGAGGTTCGCGAGCGGCTCGATCAGGCCGCCCGCCGGGGAGTAGCCGTCGATCACGATCGGGGCCTTCCACCGGCGGGCGAGCTGGTGGGCGCGGTTCATTACCCACGAGACCCCAGGCTGGTTCTCGATGACCTCGACGTTGCCGTCGGCGTCGGCGACGGAGATCGCAGAAGTCGAGCGATCGAGGGCTACGTCGATCCCGAACGCCATCTTCCCGCCGGGCGATACTTTCGGCGAGCAGCAGGCCCGCCACACTTTCTCGGGGATCAGCCGATCGTCCGCGAGGGTCCAGGTATTCAGGTACGCCCGGCGGAAGTCGGGGAGCGTCATCGTGCCGAGGGCGTGTTCGATCGCGTCGCGGCCGATGGTCTCGCCGAGCGCCGGCATACACGACGCCCACGTCTCGGGGTCGAACGGGTCGGAGTCGGGGTCGGCGCTCCACTCGAAGTACGCGATGCGAGACCGATCGCTGGACTCCGTGGCGGCGCGGCCCGCTTCGACCTTCCGTCTCAGGTAGAGCGCCGAGTCGGTGCCCGCCGTCGAGACGACGATCATCTGGGCATCGGCCTTCGTTGCCATCGCCGGCAGTAGAGCGGCCTCGCGGATCCCTTCCTCGTCGGCGAACGCCTCGTCGATGACGCCAAGCGCGATAGTGCGGCCGTGGCCGGCCGTCGGCGTCGAGGGGAGCACTTGGATACGGGACCCGTTGCGGAAGATCACCGACTCCTTCCCGTTCGCGAGGTAGATCTTGCGGATCGCCGACCGGATCGGGGACCGCTCGAGAACCGGGACTTGGTCGGCGATCAGTTTCTGACGGGCATCGAAGCCGGTCTGGGCGGTGTACGCGACGGCCTGGGCGCCGCCCCACGCGATCGCGCGATGCACCTCCCACGCCAGCATTAGCGCCGTCTTGCCGGACTGACGCGGGACGGTGATCACGATCTCCCGATAGGCGGGCAGACCGTCCTCGAGCTCGAGACCCACGTCGGCTACGAGCCGTTGCCAGGGCATTAGGGGCGTCCCCAGCCGTTCGGCGATGGCGGCGATCAGCGGGCCGAGGGTCTTACGCTTCGGGTTCCTTGCGGTGGCGTAGCGCGGCGTCGCGATGGAGCGAGTCGAGCATTTCGTCGAAGTCGTCACGGTCGGCCGCCCCGATCGAGCGTAGTTCTAGGAGCGCCTCGCGGTACTGCCGCCACAGGTTCGCGTTCTCGGGACTCGAGTCCACGGCTACCGCCAGCAGCCGAGCCGCTTCGACGGTCGCCGAGTCGACCTTCTCCAGCCGGCCCGCGATGAAGAGCTGCTCGATCGTCATCTCGACGGCCTCCACATTTGTCGCGAACCGCGGCGATTTGGCCGACGTTGGCGCGGATTTGCGACGATTTGTACGAGATTTGGTTGGTTTGGCTCGGGGCACGGTCGGGCCGAAGTTTCTGTTCAGGAAGGAAGAAGACGGGGACTGCGTCGGGGTCTTCCGTCGCGTGTAGGAAGAAACGCGTCGCGCATGTCGTCACCATACCCGAGAGGGTCGGCGGCGTAGACGGTTGGCGCGGCCGCTGTTGCACGACGAGCACGTCGCTCGGAGGTTGGCGAGGTCGAGGCGTGGGCCGCCGTAGTGGAGTGGGAGGATATGGTCGACCGCTGTTGCCCTGCCCGTGCAGCCGCGGTCGCCGATCTGGCATCGGTACTGGTCGCGCTCGAGCACTTGTAGGCGGACCTTGCGCCAGATCCCGTTGTAGGGC